CTATTAGGCCATCGGTAAGCGCTGAACTGGGAGCATCGTCGAGAACTACTGTGTTCTGACCATTCACAAGCTCATATTCGCTGGCACTTATGGGGTCTGCCGTTGTTCCCCCGGTCTTGAGTGAGACGATTCGGAGAACCATAACGTCGTATTCCATGGGGAGCGCATACGTGGTCTTGTCGGCCACGATGTTGACCGGACTCAGCTCTTCACGCCAGGCTTCCGAGCGCCGGCAGAAGTCGCGCCCCACATTCCTGAACTCTTGCAGGAGATGCACGGTCTCGATGCCAGGCAATTCAGGCACCACAAGCGGATACAAACTGGTGTACGCCGTAACGGATGAGGCCATAGTTACTCCATTTCTGCCGTGAAGAGCCCGTAGTGCTCCTTAGCCAAGTCGAGATTCGCCGCATCATCGGCATCCTCCAGGAGGCACCGGAAGACAACGTAGTGCTCCAATGGCACTCGCCAGCGCTCGGTAAGCGTGGTGTCGCCGTCTGTGGCGGTGTAAAGCGTGGGATCTGTGGCTACGGCGACGGCCGTGTCGTACTGACACTCAGGATGGCTCTTGAGAATCATCATCTCGCCATCGTAGATATACCGACGCATCGCCTCGCTGCTCCACCTGTAGGTGGCAACGGTATCGTTCAGCGTATCCCGGACAGCGGTGATGACTGCGGCCGTGCCGATCAAAGCCATAAGTTTTACTCCTCTTTATCTGGAGCAGTATCCCCATCAGGCTCTGCCTTTGGCGCGACCTGGGTCTTTGCCGTTTCCGGTGTCGTCGTCGGGCTGCTCGTGCTGCCCATGACGCTCGCCCTCTCGATTTCGGCGGCTATCTTGCGAAGTTTAGCGCGCTTCTGCTGAAGGCTGAGCTTCGTTCCGAGCTTGATCTTGAACTCAACAGCCTTCGAGGCTACGCCGTCTTCATCCAGCGTCGCGAACGGGTCCGACTCGGGCGCTGCGCTCCTGGCTGCACTCGCTCCGTTTGCTCGATTCAGACCCAGCTTTGCCAGCTTCTCCTTGTTGTGAAGCTCCATGCACTTCGCGGCATCCTCGTCATCTATCGCCTGCATGTCGTTGCGCTTGGCGAGAGTTGGCGTCCATCCAAATATCTCGTTTGTCCCCGATTTTCTGAGAAACATAGCTTGCCCCTTTCTGATCAACCCCTCTGAATATTCAAGAAGACCCGAGGGCGGGTTGAGACCATCCCTCGGGCTCCATCTTTCGATCAATGCTTACAGGTCGTTGTCCCCGACGAGGTTATCGTCCGGAACAAGAACGAGGAGACTGACCGTCACAACTGCTGTTGACGCAGTTGCGGCGGCGGCGGCGATACTCACATCGTCGTCCGTGGTCGGCCACACAACGGCCTTATGCTCCATCGCAGTGCTCTGTTTTGCTGTGGCAACCGTGGTCGCCCCAAGCAGTTCATGCCCGCCACCGTAGCCAAGGGCCAGTGTGAGCGTTGCCTGCTCCGTGATGACGTGCAGCATTCCGTCGATGACGATGCTGTTCGCCGGGAGCTGGATGATCTCGAACCATGCGCCGGATGCCAGATTGTCATCCGAGAAGTCAACCGTGCGCTCGAACATTCTCAGTCTGTTCGACAGCGAGATTGGCGCCGAACCCTTCTTTGTCGCAACATTGGTATCTACTGCCATGATCGTGTACCTTTCTTTCGCGTTACGTTATGGGTTAGGACTGGGCATTTCTGCCCAGCCCCGTCCCGTTTGTTTAGCCCTTCTTGCAGTACAGATCGCCCAGTGCCTTCGGCACAACGACCTTCTTGCCGTACACCTGGAGACCCTTGTAGATCTTCCCGAACCCGTAGGTGTTGTCCGTGACTTCGTTCTCAACAAGCTGAGAAGCGAAGGTTGTCGCGATTTTGACACCGAACAGGCAGTGATGACAAGCGGCCGCCACGCCATCATTCGAGGTGGCGAGCAGATTGCTCTTGAATATCTCGAACCCGGCGATCATGCCGAGCCTGCCGTTACGCATGATGGAGGTCCCATCACCGGCCAGCGAAGCGTCCTTGAGATCCGACTTCATTATCAGACCGCACGCCCAAGGCGGCAGTACGATGAAGCGACCCGTCTCCGGTACGCTCTGCTCATCGAGCACCTGCATGCAATCGGTGAGCTTTTCGAGAATATTCGTCTTCGTCAGACTGATGGACGTGCCACCATCCGCTCCGAGGTCGATGTTCCCGGTCTTTATTCCAGCCGTTGCGCCCTTGTTGTAGGCGTTGACATCGGCATAGATGTCCGCGAGGACATCCGTGTCGATCGCTATCTTCATCTGCTCGGAAGCATCCGTAGCCCACTTCTCGGCTGCGCTCTTGATGTCCGTCTGCTTCTGGTCGATCTTGTCCATGATGAACGCCCACACCTTCGCGTGGTCGATGTTCAACGTGGTCGGAGTCGCGGTGGGCTGATCAATCGTCAGCGTTCCACCAACCTGCCAGTCCCGGATTGTCATATCCGGCACGCCACGGATGATTACCGAATCACCCATGTTCTTGATCTCACCCTGATAATCCGTGTTCGAGATCGCGGCCAGAACGCACGCGTCATAGAACTTGGTTATCAACTTCGCAGCGTATACCACGGGGATATACGACATCGTGCTCGCGCCGATGTTCCTGAACCCACTTGCTCTAGCAAGACTCATAGTCGCCTTTCCTTGATCCCCCCGAGAAGATCAGCTCCGGATGCTGAAGAGGCGTGTACTATTACTGCCCCAGAATCAACCGGCCATCCTCTATCGCGGAGTCAAACTCGTTTTCGAGTCGTTTCAACACATCCGGCCTTCCGCGGTAGACACCCTTGTTTACGTCTGAGACGAATTTCTGGTAGTCTGACTGCATCAAAGTCGGCTTGACAGTACCCCTGGTTGTCTGCGCGGCTCTCGCCGTAGCAGGCTTCACCTGGGCCATCACACGTTCACTCCCTTGCGGGACCAGCGTATCTGAACCATCGGCAGTAGACTTGAACTTCGTTATGATGCTGATGAGACGCCGACTGTCGCCGGCATCGAGAGCTGCTTTGCCAAGCTGCTTGTACGTGAACCCGCTGCACTCGTCCCTGGTATTCAGAAACGCGTCCCAGTCGGGATCCGTTACGTCCATGCCGTGAGCGCCGGGGTGGACCGCCTCGACTTCCGCCCAAGTTGAAGCTTCCTTTGCTTTCGCAAGTTCACGCTTCATCTCTGCGATTGTCGGAGCAATCTCTTCCCGCACTATATCAGCCTGTGCCTCGGCCTCGCCGCGCGCCATCCGCGATTGCAGGTCAAGTGCGTCCTTATCGAGGTTCTCCACCTCTTCGGGCTTCACATGACGCAAATGCGGCGGAACTGACGGCTTCGGTGGCTCCTGAGGTACCGTCCTCATCATTTCGAGCTTTGTTTCCAAGGCGTCGATCTTCTGAATCAGGCGCGGCACTTCGGCGTTGTACTTACCCTGCAATGTCCGGTGTGCGGCCATTGCGCGGTCGTACTCGGCTTTCGGCACCATCTCATCGGCTACTTCTTCCGGCTGCGGCTGCTGCTCTTCACCAGCATCTTGGGGCTGCGGCGCGGGCGTAGGTATCTCCACTGAGGGTTCCGGCGCCGGTGTCGGCTGCGGAGTATCCCCTGCTACAGATTCCTGCTGGAGTCGTTCCAGCTCGCGGTCTGCCTCGGCCTCTGTCTGCTTCATCCGTTCTACTGCTGTAGGCATTCTCTCTTCTCCATGCGGGTCGCTTTCGCGGTATCCGCTTTTTGCGCGGGTTCTCCTTGCGGAGAGTGTCCGTGCTGTTATACCTGACTCTCATCCTGGGCACGTCTCTCCGGAGCTGATCGAATTCGTTCGATCAATCCAGAGGCATCACCCACCGTCTTCGTAAAATCTGCTAATTCAAGGGCCTTCCCTTGCCCCTGTCTGAGAAGAACATCGTCTGTCTCAGCCCTGTTATGCTCGTCCTGATCCCGGAGCGACTCTGCAATCCACTTCATGACAACGAGGAAATGAGGGTTTCCCCTCAGCACGGTCAGCGCCACAAGTGTTTGTTCGCTCGGTTGCTTCACGTCTCTCCTCCAAAACAAAAGGGCGGCTGTATGAGAGTGTGGTCCCACACAACCGCCCCTGTAAAAGCTCCCCAGTGGCCGCCGGGGAAGCCGAAATTAGTTCTTACGGAACTATGTTCCACGCCATTGTCGTCAGGCCCACTCTTCCGCCACTCGCAACGGCATGGAAGTAATTGGTGACGCCCGGAGTGTCGCTGATGGTGATGGTTACGGTGCCAGCCGCAGCCGTCATCACGTAATAGTCACCCTTGTCGATGATTTCCTGTATCTCCGTTCCGTTCGATACGGTGAACGCGCCTACGACTGCCGCAGGAACAGAACCAGCCGTATCGCCAATCCAACAACGGAAGAATACGTTCGTTGCCAGCGTAGTACCGTTTAGGTCTTTCGCCGTGACAACCAGCACGTTCGTTCCGCCGTTCGCATTGGTCGTACAGGTCACAGACAAGGAAGATGCGACGGCAGTTTGCACAGCCGAGGCAAGTTCCGCTGACCCAATACTTCCTGCCGGAAGGATAGCGTCTCCGATAACAGTCAACTCCGTTATCGTCATTTGCTCCCGGTCGGCCGCAACGGCAGACCCACCGAAGAGACCGAACGCCAACACTGTCACCACTATCGCTGTCAGTATCCTACGCATACTACTACCTCCCGTTTAGCCGTTTATGCGGCCTCTGGCACGGCCTGGGGCGAAGCACCCGCTTGCCCTGCCTGTGCCGCTAACATCGCTTCTTCTCTGACCTTTTGCTCTATCGCTTCTTTCGACGGAACAACCGTGCCAGCCCCCATTTCCAGAGACTTCTCCTCTTCTCGGAGTAACGCCGCTCTGCCGGGGATTCCTATGATCGACAAATCAACCGGATTGTTCGTTGAGTCCAGGAACTTGTTGCGCCGGACTGCAAGCTGCTCCTTCACAATCAATGCAGCAATGCCCACCGGCTTGACCTCTACGTCGCCCTTTATGCTCTCGTCGGGATCGTAGAGCATGTTCCATTCAACAAGCCCGCCGATGGACGGAGATACGATGTCCGTGTGAATCCGATAGATAACCCGCTTGATTCCGCGCGCCGCTGAGTTCATCAGCATTTCAAGACCCCCGAGAGTTCTGCCGGCACCGGCCACCCGGTCGTTGCCGTAACTGTATGCCGGAATGCCCGTGTAGTCGTCAGCCAGGGACGCAATCTTCTCGTAAATGCCCATGAGTTCACCGGCGTTGCTGGGGATGTCCACGAATTTGATTGGATCCGGGGTCATATTGGACTTGTTCGTGAACTGCCAGACCTTGAGAGGCGTTATACTGGTCACATTCTCGCCGGGATGAATGCGACCGGTGTCGTTGATAACCACTTGCGGACCTGAACTCACTCCCATGTTGTTGACCATTGACCGAATTGCAGCATTGATGATCTTCTGCAAGTCGGCCATCAGCTCCGGTACACCCTTGTACCAGAAAGAACCCGGAATCTTCTCGTAACCGGTGTGGTAGTACGGTCGTTTCCCCAGCGGATTCGGATTGAATGCCACATAGACGACATGCCGGTCAATCTTGATCGCATTGATTTCGTACTCGTCCAGGGGCTGTATGGGCTTCCCATCGCCATCTTTGGTCATGCCGTCATCCAGAAGCACTTGGCCCTGAATGCTGCCCCACAGTTCAAGCCCCTCTATGACTCCCTTCGGCGCCTGGTTGAGACCAATCTTGCGCTCAAGTTCCTGCCGTTCCTGATCTGTCGAGACATCAACAGAGAAGCCGGACTGCCCGTAATCCTTGAGTACCATATTGATGGCATCCCTGCGCCAGCCGGATCCGGGTAAATCCCTGATGGCGGCGAGAGATTTACGCGTAAACCTCACACGCTCAATGAGATCACCGTCATTCGGACTGGTAGAGCCCTCGGACGGGTAGATATCGAATGGCGACGGAGCCTCGTATTCCTTGACGATCTTCTGGGCGACAACCGGGGCCGTTTTCCCGCTGGCGTCCTTCTCATACGTCAAGGTCGCTCTCGTCCTCAGAATTGGTCCCTTCATGAAGCCCGACTTCAGCGTCACAATGTGCGTGATGCACTCATCGAAGGCTTTCAGCCATCCACCGACGGCGAGTTCGTCCTCGCACTTCCGCTCCATCCGCATCGCCCGGACTTCGGCCTCCGCCTTTCGGGCATCCTCGATGCTGTCGCGCATCGCCGCCGCCTGACTGAATGCCTCCTCTTCGGTCATTCCGCCAGCCATCAGACGCTGCTCCCATTCCTGCATGACTTTCGCCACAATGGCAGCTTCAACCGCTGGCGGCAGATCTGGAACAGGCGAAGGATCAAGCCCCCAGGGCTTCTCGCCGGCACTGGCAAGGACATCGGTGATCCACGCCTCGGCGCCCCTGCACTTGACGTTCGTGAGTCCCATGAAGACATCGGAGCCGCCGCGCGCCTGAATAGCCGTCAGTTTCGCTGGATCGTATTCGTTCTCGCGCTGACGAAGCGATGCGAGCATATCCTCGTCTATCCCGGCTGTCTCACGGTAGCTGCGGTTGGCTTCAAAGATATCGTCGATGACTTTGCCGAGAGTCACAGTCTCCTGAGTCTCGGTCGGTTTTGCGGCATCAGCCTCGGCCTTTTCTCTCTCGATAAGTTCGGAATTCGGAATGAAGCGCATCATCGCTGCGCTTGGCTGTCCGTTGTCTGTGATCGAGAGTGGCATTCGTTCTCCTCGCCAAAAAGAAAGGGAACCGTGGTCGTGGTCCACGATTCCCCTTCCGAATTTCTTCACACCAGAGTAGCTAGCTCCGGCGTTCTTGGCGTAAATTGTTAGAAGTAGCAAGCCATGTTACATCTCCCAAAACTCATTGCATCATGCGAAATATACACGTTTTCCATCTTCACGGCGGTATTGTCTCAGATTCGCGAAGATTCGTCAACTATTTTTTTTCGGTGAGGCTTATCAGGCTGTTGGCGCTACGAACAGCCTGCCGCTTGACCCACCAGTTAGCGCGGTGGCCGTACTCTAGTTCCGCGTTGCGGGTGCGCTTGTGTTCTCGCAAGACGGCGTTTGCCGTGCGCCTGGAATCGCACACGTCCAGCATCGTGGCCGGATCACCCGTGAACCCGGTCCAGTAGTAGGCGAGGAAAACGAAACCGCCAACAAGAGGCTTCATGCTATCGGCTCCCTTCGGTCGCCGAAGCATGAGCCTCGGCGTTCGGCATACTGATCCCCAGTTCAAGCAGTGCCTTCTTGAAATCCGTCCTCAAGTCCTGCGCTTCCTTCAGCGTCGCGCACTCCGCGCCGATGGCAAACGCCACGCCGTTGACACGCAGCATCAGTTTCCATCGGTCAGCCGCCCACCGCTCGTGATGGATTTTCAGACAAGTCTTCACTGCTCCACCTCCCCGCCCTCATGCTTCACCACCTCAACAACCGCATTGCCGTCGTCTCGCCCGATTGCATAGCCTGCGTCGTTGAGGCC